TGACACAGTTGTAAATATTGGAGATAGCTTAGACTTTCATGCGATCTCTATGCACGATAGCAACCCTGATCTTTTTTCTGCTGGTCAAGAATTATCAGAGGCTAGAAAATATATAAAAGAATTAGAGGGTGTATTTCCAGAAGTTACAGAAGTAGATAGTAACCATTCTAGTCTAGTTTATCGTAGAGCATTAAAGCATGGAATGAGTAAAGAGTTCTTAAAAGATTATGGAGAGTTCTTAGGTACTAAAAAATGGAAGTGGATAGATGATTTAACTTTAACTATGTCTAATGGCCAAAGATGTTTCTTTACACATGGTAGAAGTGCAGATGTATTAAAAACAAGTCAAACTATGGGAATGAGTTGCGTACAAGGTCATTATCATACGAAGTTTGTTATTAGTTGGTGGGCTAACCCAGATAACCTATTTTTTGGAATGAATGTAGGTTGTTTAATAAATCAAAAGAGCATGGCTTTTGCTTATGCTAAAAATTTTAAGACTAGGTTTATCATAGGTTGTGCAGTTATCTTAAATGGAATTCCAAGACTACTCCCAATGGTTTTGAATGAAAAAGGGGATTGGATTGGTAAAATCGTCTAAGTTAAAGCCACAGAGAGCCACAGAGAGGGCTACTGACAAGCAAATAGGTGGCAACCATTATAAATCATATACCATACAGCCTATAGAGTTTATAGTAGCCAATAAGCTAGATTTCATACAAGGCAATATCATCAAATACTGCTTGAGAGAAAAGCAAGGCGAAAACCCAGATGAGAAGTGGAATAAGATAATTCATTACTGCGAACTAGCAAAAGAGTTGAAAAATAAAAAATAAGGAATATTAGGAGTGAATGAACTTCACTTATTTTATTTATTCTATTCTTGTGGTATATTGGACAACATTAATTTTTTTAACAAGTAATACTTATTTATAATATGTGGTTAGGACTTCTAAAATTTGGATTAAAAACTGGTGCAGAAATCTATAAGAATAAAAAAGAAACAAAGATATTAGAATCTGTTGCAGAAAAAAAACAAATGCAAAGAGTTATTGATGGGGAGATCGAAATGGTCAAAACTATCAAAGAACATCAAGCTAACGATTGGAAAGACGAAATCGTATTGGTTTTAATTTCAATTCCTTTATTAGTGTGTGCATATGGTATTTTTAGTGATGACCCAGATGTTATTGCAAAGCTAGACGCTTTCTTCGATCAAATAGATAGATTTCCTTTGTGGCTACAAGGTTTAATTATTGGTGGCTACAGTTCTGTTCTTGGAATAAAAGGTGTATCAGCATTTAAGAAAAAGTAGTATCATGTCCAAATGGACAAGATAAAAGTTGATGCAGTAATTACAGATTTAGAACTTCAATTAGAAACACATAACAATCCCTATGGTAGTTACGTCAACTTTAGATTCATAGATACTTTTCCATACTTTACTAAAGTCAATGAGATGGTCGAAGAAATAAAAAGACGAACTGATGTTGACTTAATTAATTATGAATATTCTTACACAGGGATTCACGAAGATACTGATATAAAGCATTTTGATATTACTAGAAACTAGGGTGGTAAAGAGAGAGATCAAATCCACCCTAGTTATTTTGGGGCAATCCAAAGCGATAGCCGTTTATTTAACTATCTTCATTCATCCCAAAATTCTTTTAACAAGCCACCAACTCTCGCTGATGGCTCTATCTACTAAACCCATATATAGGGAGCAAATCTTTATATCGTTAGTAGAATTCATTTAAACTTTTCCTACCAAAGCTAAATCTCTTTTTAACTCTGATTGTTTTAAGCTAACATACTTATCTAAATTATTATAATGGTATCTAGCTTTTATTAATTCTTCCTCTGCATTAGCATATTGTTCTACAACTTGTTTATACTCTGCATCTGTTCTGGCTTTATGTTCAGCTTCTATAACAGTTTTAGTATCTAGTTTGTATTTAAGAAATAGTTTAGAATAAGTTGCTTTACGACCCTCATCTAATACAATTACTTTCTTATGCCAATCAGCCCATCTTTCTGATGCTCGTTCTAGTTCTTCATAAGATTTAAAACTTAGACTCATATCAATATCACTCCTAATACAAAGCCTACTACAAAGCAAATCCATTCTCGTCTATAATGTAGTTCTAACACTTTCCAATCACTTTTAGTTTTTCCAAATATCATCATGGGTATAATAACATCTCCTCTGCTTCTTGTTCTAATTGTTTTATTTGTTGTTTCAAGCTATGATTTTCTTTTTCTAAAGCATCTATCTTTTTATGTAAGTTTTTATTTTCTAAATACATAGCTTGTATTTCCTCTAACTTAATAGCGAAATCTTTTTTTAAGTTATAGAAATCGCTAATAAGTTCTTCTTGAGTTTTAGATAGATTAACCATTAAAATGGAATCTCATCATCCATATCACTCATTTTCTCAACTGGCATAGCATTATCTGGTGCTGATGGTTGAGCCTCTGTCATTGGTTGAGGTTTATACTGTGGCATAGTTTGGCCTACAGGCTTAAATCCATCTACATTAGCTTGAGGCTTATAAGGTTTAATCATAACCAAACAAAGTATCTGCTCAAGATTACCTTTTGCATATTGTGGTGGATTTTGCATTTCCTGTGTTTTAGTCATATACTTTAAAACATAACCAGCTTTAGTATATTCTTGAACTTCAGGTGTGTTAAACCAATCATTAACTTGTGATAAACCATATTTTCTTTTGGTTAAGCTACAAGTAAATTTAACTTTACTTGCCTCTCCAGAATACTCATACTTTGGACTTGCATTTCCTGTAGGGAATAATCTCATTTGTAATCCACAGAAAGGTTTATCAAATTTATTTTTTTCGTACATTTGTTTTTCCTTTTTTTAGTTGATTGTATTTTCGTACTGACTCATTGAACATTAACTCGGATTTATGACAACTCAATAATCCAAGAAATGCTTTTAAGTGTTCCTTTTTGTATAAGATATGCCTAGCCTCGAAGTCGCCACTATCTTTAGGCAATCGAACTATATACATCTTATTTATCTTCTTTCCTGTTTGTTCTTCATAGGCCAACTTATATCCATGTAGTTGATGAACCATATTCAGAAACAAACCCTTAGAAGTTTTTATATCTATGAGCCATAGATTATTCTGTGAATCCTTAGCTATTAAATCTAAAGTGCCACAAAATCCTCTCTCAGAGTATAAAACCTTTTCGGACTCAATAACTTTTAGATTATGTTTTGTCCAAAACCTTTTAAACTTCTCAAAGCAACTTAATATTACAGGGTCGCTTGGGTCAGTAAATTTCTCGCCTTTAAGCCACATCTCGCAAAACTTATGAACCATAGAGCCTATATTTAAAATATTATCTCCTGACTTTTTTGCATTAGATTTAGCATTAGTAACTATCTTCTGTATTTGGTCGATTGGAATACCCTCTCGTTCCATTTCAGTTTTAATAGAATTAACTTGTTGGCTAATCTTCCAATTCTCTAACATTGGACTCGCTAACTTTCCAAGTAGTGTACTCATACCAACTACATATTCGCTGTTATGAATATAGACGTGTTTTTCTTCATTGAACTCAATCGTATGACCATGTTCTAGCTTATGTATTGCCATTATATTCTCCCTTTTAATTTATAATTTACAGGCCACCAATATGTTATATTCCATCTTGTTGTCCATTCGTACTCAACTCCATACCTAACTTTTCTTTTAGTCATTATTTTCTCCCTTATATTGTTGTTTATTTTTAGCTGTAGAAACACAAACCCTATTATATTCTGCTAGATAGTGTTCTGTAGTTTCTTTTTTAGCTTTACTTTTACTTATTATTTTATTCATGGCCTTAATACGTTTATCTTGCCATGTTGTAGTCTTGTTTGAATGGATATACATTCTCTCTCCTTTTAGTTAATAATGTAAGTTCTTTATTATGGATTGGTTTAATAAAATAGTCAAATGATACATTAAAGTATTCTGACAAAGCTAATAAATTTATAGGATTACAAAGATTCTGGCCTTTTTCGTATTTTTGAATCTGTTGGAATGTAACTCTAATTGCTTTAGCAACTCTAGTTTGGGTCATCTTATTAACCAATCTTATCTTTCTTAATTGTAACCCTATAATCTGGGTAACAATCTTATCGTTATGCTCTCTACTGATATTCCATTCTTCTAATAGATTATTAATTGAGATATTGATTTCTTCTACTGTATTGTTTTTGTTCATGTTTTCTCCTATGTTTATAATGTTGGTAATTTTCTATTGTCTATTTTAAAATAATTATATTTTTTGTTAATTTTTTCTAACCAAAGCCTAAGATGACCTAATCTTTTATCATCTTCTTCAATATCAAATCCACAATGGTCATTATACCAAAATAACTTTTCTTGTTTCTCATATATTTTATATTTTAAATATAAATATTGATATTTTTTAGTTTTAAGTTTTTCTTTAATTAAGCACACTATGACCTCTCTTTGTTAAACATTTTCTAACTATAGACCTATATTTTGTGTCCATAGTTGGGCTTAAAGACCAATACAAAATATTACTTACAAAGTTTGTATTATCTTTAGCAATCTTATCGCAATGTTGGATATTGTTAGTTATTTCTTTAGCTTGGTCAGTATCAAAGTTAGATGATGATCTTCCAGCAGTATCTATGATGGGTTTATAGGCACAATTTTGTAATAAGAGGATACAAAGCCCACATAAAAGTATTGTTTTTTTCATATCGTTTTCCTTTTTTTACTCTCTAAAGAATTGGCTGATGATACTTCAAATGATGAAGTTTAAACTGCAAATTCTTCTTCTGTTCTTTTATTTTGAACAATTTTTTTAACAAATCCTTTTCCTTTTGGTTCTGTCGATCTAATTGCTCTTGCATCTTGAACAGATGTTTTGGTTGTTGCATGGTCTTTCTCCAAATGACTTACTTGCTTTTGCAAATAAGTATCTACAGGATTAATTAAATTAAGTTCGTCCTGTAAATCTTGTAATCCACCAAGAGTCATATCTCGGTGGAAAATCTGTTTAAACTTTTTAGCAATCTCTGTACTAAAGTTTGAGTTAGTTGGTATTCTCATTATTGATCTCCATTACAAATATCACAATCTTCAATTCTTTCTTCTTCAATAAATTCTATTTGACCAGAGCCATCACAATTTGGACAAGACTCTATACCAAATAAATCACTTGTTAAAGATTGTTGTTGCATTAACTTTTTAACTTTTAATGAATTTTCTTGGCTAACCATTCTTTTACTCATTATATACTCCAAACGTGTAAGCAACCTAACATGATTGCAGTTAAACATAAACTCGAAAAAATAAAACCTAAAGTGTAGTATGCTATTTTTTTCATTATACATACTCCCATCTACCAGATTTGTTTTTTTCTTTAACATCTCCAGCTTTAGTTAATTTAATATCAACTTTCATTACTGAGTCATAAAATTGCTCATCAGATTTATTGATATATTTGATTTGATTTTTCTTAGTCATTTTTAAAACATTTTTTGGTAAAAAAGGTTTTGCAATTTCTAATCTTAAATCATCTCCCTCTAATTTATTTAATTTATTGTATGAAGATTTAGTTTCTTTAGGTGTTTGTGTCCAAACATCATCTCCATCTATTTTTATTTTTGACCATGTTTTCATTATGCTCTCTCCTCTCTTTTAATATCTCTAACTTCTTTCATCAAATCAATTATTTGATTATGAACAACATCATACGCTCTATCTAATGCAATACCTTTTTTATGATAATTCATCATTGGCTCAAAATTATCAGGTTCAGATGAAGAAGCATCTTTGGTAAAAACCATATAAGTAAATTTACCAAATTCTTGTTCTAGTTTTTCTACTCTAACTAAAGGATATTTATTTTTGTAAATAATATTTCCTTTAACTAATTTTAGTGTTCTTTTTTTCATGTTCTCTCTTTTGTTTTTGTTTTTCATATACAAATAACTTACCAAATGGGTTGTATTATGCAATAGCTAATTTATCGCATAAAATATAGCTTTTTTAACTATTTTAACAACTTGTGTTTTAATTCTTGCAATTTAAACAAATCAAATATAAAAAACGAATCAATTAAAGATATGATTATAAATAAAAAAATATATAACGAGAGAGTCGCAAGACAAGTATTTATTTTCATATCAAATACTAATCGTGTTGGGTTGGCCTCTCTCTCCAGCCCAGCACCTACAAGAGAGATAAAAAATGAAAACAGATAAATACGGAATAGAAATAAAAGTTGGCGACTATGTACTTTTAGATTCTTACACAGGAATGGAGTATGGAACTTCTGCTGGTAAGATTGTTCAAATAAAAAAAATAGGTAGTAGAAGAATATCTTTTGATGCTGGTTTTAAAAATTTACGATCAGCACAATTTGAATTTATTACTGTTTATAATTTAATTGGATATAAAAAAGTAATTAGCAAATATCATAATCGAACAGATTATTATCCAATGTTTGTTAGAACTGCAACTAACGATCAATTATATCATGCTGTTGTTAAAGGTCTTAAATCTAATGTTAATGAAACTAACAAAGATATATCAGAAGCATTAATTAAAAATGAAACATACAGATATGAAAATAGAGATGGAAATTATAAATCAAGAAATTCTGGTGTTGATTTTCCAATTCATATTAAAGGCATGATTAATAATGTAGATTTTAATTTACCAATAATAGAAACAGTAGAGAGATAAAAATGAAAAAAATAAATATAGGACACGAACTAATTACAAACAAAAGTAATTGGGTTGGAACTTTAAGAGAGGTTAATCAACTTCTTGAAAAAGTTAATCTTAAAATACAATTTCAAAATTCAAATTTTTATACTGATGATATGGTTCATAAAGATAAAAAAGATATATCTGATAAAGTATATTCTGAAGAAACAACTGAAATTGTTTTATATGAAATAGATGATGACTTTGATTATATAATTAAATCAAGAGATGTAAAAAAACTTAAAGAATTAATTATAAAAAATCAGGAAGATAAAAAGAAGATCGAAGAAACAATTAAATTATTGAAAGCTAATGTATGAAGCAACTAGATATATTTGATACTGATTACGAGTCTTGTAATTACACAGAAACATCTAAACAAGCATTGGCTGATATAAAACCAAAAATTAAAACTAAGCGTCAGCAAGTGTATGAACTTATAAAATTAAAACCTCTAAATAATTGTGAGATTTCAAGAGAGTTAGAAATACCATTAAGTTCTGTTTGTGGTAGAGTGAGAGAGTTACAACTTTTAGATTTAATCGAAGATAGTGGATATAAAAGAAAAACTATTAATGGTAAGAATGGAATTGTATGGCAAGTAAAAAAGAAAAAAAACATCTGGCTTTAGTTTCATCACTTGGTTGTTTAATTTGTCAGCGACCAGCAATCTGTCATCACATAAGAAATCGTGGAGATAGTAAAGGTAATATTGGTTTTGGACAACGAGCAAGTCACTATGAAGTCATACCTTTATGTCCAAGCCACCATGTTGGTAAATTTAGTATTCACAACTGTAAGCAAGAGTTTGAATCTATGTATGGAACTGAACAAGAATTATTACATAGGACTTTAAAAGAAATAAAAAGTTTAGAACAAGTAAATGATTTTTTTAACCTAAAAGGAGAGAACAATGGCTGAAATGAGAGATGAACATTTTGAGGTTGTATCTAGTAATCGTGCTAGAGAATATGAGAAACAAAAAAAGACCACAAATATAATTAAGACTTTGTTAAAGAGATATACAAAAAAACAATTAATCGAGATGATCGAGAAAGAGAGTAAGAATGGCTAAACGATCTGGGTATTTTTTAGTTTATAGAGATATATGGAGAAATCCTGTATTTAAAAATCTACTTCAAGCAAGTTGCTGGATATATTTTATATCATCTGCATCACACCAAGAAAAAAAATTAAGGTTTTTAGAAAATGAGATATTTGTTCGTAGAGCAGAAATGATTATGCCATTAAGAGTTACAGCTAAAAGATTTGGCATGACATATACTGAGATGAGGTCTTTTATACTAAGGCTTGTGCGTAGAGGCATGATTACCACTAGGACTAACCAGCTTCAACCCAATGGAAACCACCCTAGCCGAAAAGTTACTCTAATAAGGCTTGTTAATTATGACAAATATCAATATGTGGACAGCGACCAACCACCTACTAACCACCTACCTCAACAAGTACTAAATAACAATACTAATACACATATACTAAATAGTAAGTCTAGCAAAGATAAGGTTGTGAATAGTGGGTATAAAAAAGTTGGAACTGAGGGTGTTTATAATGTTCTGCAAAAAGACGGAAAAAAATACTTAAAACATAAATTTAAAGATGAACCAATAAAGGCTTATTAATGTCTGCTATATTTAGAATATTTAAATATGTTAGAAAAAGGTTGATTAATTTATCTATTGAAAATAAAAGGTTAAAGATGCAACTAAGTTATTATAAGGCATTATTAGAAAGTGATAATTCTAAAAAACATTAATGCCACATTTAGAACACATTTTATATGGCAGAAAGAAAATTAAGGTGCATTTTAAACCACTTAAAAATCTTGATGGGTATTACGAAACCGAAAAAAATATAATTGTGTTGGATAGTAGAATAAAAGGTAAAAGACTCTTTAACACAATAATTCACGAGATATTTCACTTAATTGCACATCTATCTAAAATTAAATTTAAGTCTATGAATGAAGAACCAATGGCAATAGAGATAGGAAATGGCTTTACTAAGATATTTAAACAAAACCCTAAACTATGGACTTTGCTGACAAAATTACTAAAATAAACACATTATGAAAAACGACAAAATTAAGACAAAAGACACAATTAAGACACAATCTATAGGACGACCCAAGAAAGAACTAGATAAAGATGTTATAGCAAAACTTAGTCAGATAGGCTGTACTCAAGAAGAAATAGGTTCTGTTGTAGGAATATCAGCCAGAACATTACAAAGACGATATGCCGATCTAGTAGCAGAAAACAAAAACATTGGTAAAGCTAGTCTAAGAAAGAAACTTTGGGAGAAAGCACTTAAAGGCGACCCCAAGTTATTAATCTGGCTATCTAAGAACGAACTTAACATGGTTGATAAGATACACACCACACAAACTGTTGAACCTTTACCATTAATTATTGATGCTAAAGCTGATGAGGTAAATGGCTAAACAAAAATTCACGCACTTCATACCAAGAGATAAACCACCAAAACGAGGTGCTGGAAAACACAAGAAGAACAAAAACAAACAAGAAAAACGACAACAAAAACAAAAAAGATATAAAGGACAAGGAAGATAATATGAGTGAACTAATTGGAGAGAATACATTTTTAAAATTAAGAGAAGAAAAATCACAATTAAAATCTGAGTTAGAGCAAGTAAAAATACAAAGAGATATTGCTTTACGAAAATTAAACAAAGCATTAGCTATAGCAAAAGATTTAAGAAAGTTAGTAGAGAATGGAACAGAAACGAAGTAACTTTTATCCTACAGGAGAGATAATAGATTATTCTCTACCTCAATCATTTACCAAAGCACTCAAAGGCAATAGCTGTGGAGATTGTGGTTTGTATTCTAACAAGTGGTCATTCTGTGGTAGGTGGGGTGCTAAAGGTGTAAAAGATACTTATGTTTGCCACGAATGGAGAAAAAGACACTTCAAGAGATAAAACTTCAAATTTACATTGTTGTGTGATATTTATGCCATATGGCTAAATACAAAAACAAAACTGTTAAACTTAATAAACCTATGCGTGGAGATGTTAAGAAGTTTAAAGTATTTGTAAAAGACAAATCATCTGGCAGAGTTAAAAAGGTAAATTTTGGCTCTAAGGAAATGTCTATTAAGAAACATATCCCAGCAAGAAAAAGATCATTCATGGCTCGTATGGGTGGAGTTCTTAAAAAGGTAAGAGGACAAAAGACTCTATCTCCAGCATATTGGAGTATCAGAGCATGGCAAAAAGGTTTTAAAGTTTAATGGATAAGATTATTTATAAATTTTGTGGACTTATAGATAACTGTTTTGCATGGCTAGAAAGTAAATTTAAAAAGAAAAAAAAGAAATAATTATGGGTAGGACAATGAACTATTACTTTACAGGAATGTTAATTTTAGGTTTTGTGTTTCTTGCCTTTTGTGTGAGGCCATTATGAAAATATCTGACAATACATCTGTTGCATTACCATTAAGAAATCTAATTGCAATTATAGGAACAGTTGCGTTAGGTGTTTGGGCTTACTTTGGTGTGATTGAAAGAGTTAATAATTTAGAAACTAAGAACCAATTATTTGAACAAGACTTATTAGAAGCTAGTACGCAGAAACCCATAGACCAAGAACAATTTATGCTTATTGAAGATTTGTATAAAACAACTGAAAAGTTAGAAACTACTCAAGAACAAAATATGACTAACAAAGTTAATATTGAGTTTTTAAAAGATCAGGTTGAAAAGCTACAAAGAGATGTAGAAAAATTAAAAGATAAGCAGAGAGATTTTTCAAATGGTAATGGGCATGGTTGAGATAGTTGTAGCATTATTAATGATAGTTAATGGAGAAATAAAAGAACATAGAATACAAGAATCCATGAGTAATTGTTTAAAAGGAAAAAGAATTGCTATGCGTAGCAACACAGGTAATAATGTAGAATATCAATGTATCAAAAGTGAAGCTGAAATAGAAATTTATTTAGGTGCAAAATCTATTAAAAAACTAATATTAAAATGACTAAATTTATTTTAGCTTTCTCAATCTGTTCTGCAATTAGTGGATACTGTGATAATACAATGACAATAGATAAAAAATTTAACAATTGGTCAGAATGTGTTATAGGTGGTAGTCAATTAACTATTGCTTATGCAGAAAAAATGGAAGAAAAAGTAAATAAGGATAAATTGTATATTACTTATTTCTGTAATGAAGATCACTCTCACAAAACCCCAGCTTAAAGTATCATCAAGCAAATCAAGGTTCAGAGTTTTAATATCAGGTCGTAGATTTGGTAAAACTTATTTAGCTGTAACTGAGATGATGAAATATGCGTGTCAGCCAAATAGAAGAATCTGGTATGTAGCACCCACATTTAAAATGGCTAAAGAGATCGTATGGGGTACTCTTAAAGAAATGCTTAATCAGTTTAATTGGATTGAGGATATAAACGAAACTACAATGACTATTACGATAAGACAATCGAATAGTACAATCTCATTAAAAGGTGCTGATAACT